GCCGCGGCAACCATGGCCGCAGTATCCCTGGGAATTGACGCCAAGACAATCCCTTATGTCCTCAAGATGGCTGATTTAGGTCAGGTCATGGGACAGGATGGGAAAATCAATGATGAGGCACTTAAGGCAGCCCTGAACAAGGTGCTGGAGGACGTGCCGGCACTGAAACCCCAGACACCAGGATCCAGCGGATTCATCCAGGTGGGCGCAGCCAGCGGGCAGCAACAGACCCAGACAACGGATGACGCCCTTAAAAAGGCGTTCGGACTTTAATGAAAGAGAGGATTAAGAAATGGCAGTATATGATTATGCAACAACCTTTACACAGCTGCTCCAGCAGAAATATGCAAAGGAGTTGTGCTCTGATGCACTGACACAGAGCAATCAGCAGGTGAAATTCATTAACGCCCAGACCATCAAGCTTCCGAGGATGGCAGTGACCGGATACAAAGACCATACCCGGACACCAGGCTTTAACTCAGGAACGCTCAGTAATGACTGGGAGGCAAAGAAACTGGAACACGACAGGGATGTTGAGTTCTGGATTGACCCCATGGACATTGACGAAACAAACCTGACCTTATCCGTAGCAAACATACAGAACACCTTTGAGACCGAACAGGCTATCCCGGAAAAAGATTCCTATCGTTATTCCAAACTTCATGCAGAACTGACCGCTTATTCTGGCCGTATCAGTACTGATGTCATCACGGCAGCCAACTTCCTGGAAGCTTTTGATGAGGAGATGGCGAGAATGGATGAGGCTGGTGTCCCGGAAGAAGGGAGAATGCTGTATGTCACCCCAACCATGAATAAGATTGTGAAGGAGGCGGAAGGACTTCAGAGGGTCATGACCGTAACGTCCCCGTCCACAATCAATCGTAAGGTACATAGCCTGGATGATGTGACCATTAAGATGGTGCCTGCGGCCAGGATGAAGACTAAGTATGACTTCACTACAGGATGTGTGGCTGCTTCTGATGCGAAGCAGATTAACTGGATTCTGATTCATACCTCTTGCGTGGTATGCCGGGATAAATACAGCTATATCAAGCTGTTTACCCCAGGAACAGATTCAAGGACGGCAGATGGGTATTTGTATCAGAACCGTTGCTACGGAGACCTGTTCCTTCTTGAAAAGAAGGTTGATGGGTGTGCCATGAATGTGGAAGCGGCCGGAGCGTAAGGAGGTAGTATGAGAGCAGTTAAGGGAAATAAAGAGTACACCATTGATGAAAGCCAGCAGAAGTCCTATCAGGACGCTGGCTTTGATATTGTGGGCGATGATGGCCAGGTGACCGCATATGGACGCGGAAAGACAATACCTTATGATGAACACATGAAGGCAGTGAAAGAGATTGAGCGCCTTCAGGACCTGGCGGCTGAAAGGGATGCCGAAAATGTAGCGTTGAGGGAGGAACTTGCTTCACTCCGGGCCGCAAAGCAGGAACCGGCAAAGAAAGCGGAGAGTAAAAAGGCAGGTGAGTAATATGCCCTATGAACCCTATGTCACATATGAATATTACTGTGATGTATACAAGGGGACCGTAATCCCCATGGATGAGCTGGACAGGGCCCTTAAGCAGGCCAGCCGCCACGTTGATTCCCTGACCTACAACCGGATTGTAGGCCGGGGATTTTCTAATCTGACGGCCTTCCAGCAGGAAACCATACAGGAAGTGGTCTGCCAGCAGGCGGACTTTGAGTATGAGAACGCGGACGAGATTAATACCATCCTGCATGGCTACAGCATCAACGGTGTATCCGCACAGTTCGGTAGCAGCTGGAACGTATTTACAGACAAGGGTGTAGCCATGAAGCGCGATGTGTACGCTCTGCTGTCCCAGACGGGTCTGTGCTGCCGGTTAGCGAGGTGAGGCTATGAAATACCCATGTTTAGTGCCAAAACGGCTATGCAGGACGGATATACACGTCCATCTGGAATCAGAGGATACAGACAACCGCGGCCATCCAGAGAAGGTAGTGGACTTGGACCTAAAATGTAACTTCCAGGACCGGGCCAAGACCATTCTGACCACAGAAAAGAAGCTGGTGCAGATAACCGGCACAGCCATGTTCCCTGGGGACATTGCCCCGGACTTTCCGACTCTCAGCGGCGGTACCGTTATCATATTCGGGGAAGAGCGGAGGATTGAGCAGGGGATGAAAGCCAGGAACCCGGATGGGACAGTGAACTATTGCCAACTGGAGGTGGTCTGATGAAGGTTACATCAACTGTGAAAATGAACTTCCCGCGGATTAAACAACTTACACAGGCGGCGGTGATAGCTTTGGAGCAGACAGCTGAGAATTTACATACAGAGATAGTACAATCTCAAGTAGTACCGCGGGATACAGGGGCGCTACAAGGAGAAAAAGGATTTTTTGTAGATTATTCTGAAACTCAGAATGGAAAAGTATCTCTTGTACATGAAGGGCCATATGCCCGCCGACTTTATTATCATCCAGAGTACAATTTCCGAATGGACGAAAACCCAAACGCCAAGGGACACTGGTTTGAGGACTGGGAGGCCGGAGGCCGTAAAGCTGAATTCGCTCCAAAAGTGTTTAAACAAATTTATAAGAAAGTAGGTGGTGTATGATGCTGACACTGGACGACATCCGGGGATATATAGGAAGCCTTGGGATTGTAGATGATAGGAATGCCTATATCGGGAAGCTGAACAGCAAGAAGGACCATTCCATTGGTGTATATCACCGGCAGGGCAGCGGTCCTCCTGTGATGGCCCTGGGCGGCCATGACTACAGCAGCTACGATGTCCGGCGCATATCACTGCTGGTCCATTGGGACAAGGATGTGCAGGCATCAGAGCGGGCTGCCTATGCACTATATGAGAAACTTAAAAACGTATCCAGCTTATCCATAGGGGATACACCCATCAATTGCATCATCCTCCAGGTCCCGGAACCGGTGGACGTGGGGACGGATGATAAGGGTGTCTACGAATATGTGATATGGCTGGAATTTGTATATCAGAGAAAGTGAGGTATAAGAGATGGCAGATGCAGCAAAGGGAAAAGTGTATCCCGTGCATAACAATGTGTTTAAGTTTGGCACTGCGGGCCTTGAGAGTACAACTGAACAGATGGTGATGCCAGCCGATCTGGAGAACTTTGCACCATCCATAGACGGTACCGTTGAGGAGTGGTATTCCATGGATGCTGCCGGATGGGCCAAGGCTGCCATGACCGGTAAGAAACTTGGGTTCAGCTTCAAGGGAAAACGGTCGGTTGGGGACCCGGGGAATGATTATATTGCCGGCCTGGCGTGGAAGTTTGGACAGGACGTGATGACCAAGTTTGAGTGGACCATGGTCAGCGGAGCAAAGCTGGCCTGTGACGTAGTCGTTAATGTGACGACGCCCGGAGGTGGTGACACGACAAATATTGACGGTCTGGAGTTTGAGGTGACGGGTTATGGTAAGCCAACTTTCACTCCAGCGCAATCATCAACAGTATAAGGAGGGTTGGACAATGGCGAGAAAAGTAGATATCACGGATAAGCTGAGTTTTGAAGGGAATCCATCCCTGGTCATCAAGGGAAAGGCCATAGAAGTGAATGCGGATGCTCCGACCATGCTTAAGGTCATGGGGCTGATGTCGGCGAATGACCCTGGTGCACAGGAAATCCTGGAGGCCTACGACATGATGTTCCCAGAAAAATCCAAGAAAGAGATAGAGAGGATGAAACTGGGATTCAATGACCTGATTATTGTAGTCCAGGAAGCCGTCCAGCTCATTTCCGGTACGGAGGAACCTGCCGGGGGAGAGCAGTGACCCGTACTACGATATGTTTGAGGACTGGGACCTGATAGTCTCCAGCTTTTTGTCGCAGTACGGGTTAAGAATCAGGACGAAAGAATTTGAAACAGTCTCCTGGGACGAGTTCAGGGCATTGATTGCCGGCCTGTCCCCGGAGACTGCCTTGGGACGGGTGGTGGCTATCCGGTCAGAGACGGATAAGGACATTATCAAGCATTATACAAAGGACCAGCGCCGGATATATGATGACTGGCGTAACCGGGAAATGAAAGAAATGGATGAGAAAACCTTCGAGAAGGAAATGGCCAACCTGGAGAAGATGTTCGCGGCCATGTGTGGATAGGAGGTGGTACCGTGGCTGACAGCGTAGGCCAGATTGGCCTTGACCTTGTGGTCAACCAGAATCAATTCAAGCAGCAGATGGCGGGCATCCAGGGGCTGGCCAAAAAGGCAGGTGCCGCCCTGGCGGCGGCATTTGCGGTAAAAAAAATCATAGACTTCGGTGCAAAATGCATTGAATTGGGTTCCGACCTTTCGGAAGTCCAGAATGTGGTGGATGTCACATTCCCACGGATGTCCAAACAGGTGGATGACTTCGCTAAGAATGCCATAACCTCTTTCGGTTTGTCAGAGACCATGGCCAAGAAGTTTACCGGAACGTTCGGGGCAATGGCCAAGGCTTTTGGCTTTGGTGAACAGGCAGCCTATGAGATGTCCACGGCCTTGACTGGCCTGGCCGGTGATGTGGCATCCTTCTACAACATTAGCCAGGACGAGGCCTATACCAAGCTGAAATCAGTCTTTACTGGTGAGACGGAATCCCTGAAGGACTTGGGTATTGTTATGACCCAGAGTGCCCTGGACAGCTATGCTCTCGCCAATGGCTTTGGAAAAACCACGGCTAAAATGTCAGAGATGGAAAAGGTGGCCCTGCGGTACAAGTTTGTGCAGGACCAGCTGTCCCTTGCATCCGGGGACTTCATACGGACGGCTGACGGCTGGGCAAACCAGGTTAGGGTCCTGAAGTTACAGTTTGACAGTCTTAAAGCCACAATCGGTCAGGGTCTTATAAATGTGCTGACACCGGTCATACAGGTAATCAATCGTATCATCAGCAAGCTGATGAGCCTGGCCAATGCATTCAAGGCATTCACGGAGATGGTGACCGGTAAGAAGGGCGGGGGAGGAGCATCTACCGCCGCCGCAGGAATGGAGGCAGTG